CTTTTCGTCATGAACATCTGTGAACCACCTAGATTTGGGTCCGAAAACTGGAAAACCCATTCCTGTGTTCATCACTAGAGCATCAATAAAACGCAAACCTGGTACCCCCATAATTGCTTCCTTGAGGGTAAGTGGACGGAAAAACTGTCCGTCTGCCTTAACTTTCTTGGCAAAATCCAGTATAGGTTTGATCCAATCCTGGCGTGCGCGCTCCAATTTGGAAGGCAAAAACATATCACTTGGGTTCACAATGTGATCCAACGTTTTATTAAATGCTTCCCAATTGGGCAACAAACGAGGTGCTCCCCATTGGTTTTTGACTCCAAATAATTCTTCAACGTGATCAGACAGTATTGATTTCTGCACTTTGCTAGTAGCCTTAGCTCGTAGCTGTGTAGAACCCAATATATCTATGTACGCTTCATTACCCATGTCACGTATATGCAACGCTTTGGGATGAATATCCGGAGAAACCAGTATCTCTCTTCCGTATTGAGTCTGGGGCAATTCAGTAGCCTCTGCAGACAGCTCAATACCTGGCATTTGCTGAAGTTTGGCGACTTCTCTATCAAACTGCTCTCGAGTGAGTGTCTGCATGACACCAATGTACTTGGAATCGTTTCCACCTATATGAAATCCTGCCAGTACAGGAGTACCTTCTGTCACCAGTACTCCCATACAAACTCCATCACATGACAATTTGGACGTGTAACGCCCTCCGTAAAAATTCATGTATTTGTGACCATCTAGACCATGTTCCACACAAACACGTTCTGTGTTTACCTGAACACCTCTGTCTCGAAACAACAAATTACACATTGAGCGACCTTTCGGGAGACTCAATGGCAACCATTTGTAACAAGATTTAATGTCAGGCGAATTTGGAACATAACTATAAACAAGGTCCAAATTTTCGGCATGAACCACACTCTTAAACTCCGTCTTAAAAGTAAACATTCCTCCAGGCCTGTCTGAACGAAAAACTCGAATATCCAGCCAGTCACACGGAGTTTTCTTCATATTACTTCCAGGGTAGAACACA